TAACATTACTTCCTCTTCGAAAGCTCTGTCACTTGATTCAGTTACGTATATTTCAGCGTGTTGATTCTCATAACGCTTGTACTCCAGCCCGAATAGTGCATTCAGGCCTGGTTCTAGTTCTTTGACTAGCTGTGCTCGTGATATTGCCATATTATGCTCCTATTATATCGTCCAGTCGTTACCAACAGTTTGAGTGTTTAATAAGTACTGTCCAAGGTTCTGAGCAAAAACCATTGAGCAGTAAGCTGCCGTTTGGTCTTTGTTTTCAGGGTCCTCAGCGTTTCTTATAATTCTCCACTGATTGTTAGTATCGTCGATATTTCCGATGTCCATTGTATTAGTACATTGTCCAGATGTTTCACTTCCTGTTGGAACAGCTGCTGCGAAAGATACAGTTCTACCGACGTTTGCCTGTGTAACTGCTGCAGAAGTTGAGCCTACAAAAAGTTGAAATGGATTGTCTATTACAAAACACGTAATATCTTCACTGTTTGCTGGAGTAATAGGTTGGTTATACCAGTTCGCCCACGTCGGCTTCTTTGTAGTTGCCGCATTGTAGAAGATACCGTTAAACACACCTATTGTTGCGAAAGTACGAGTACTTGAAGCCTCAACAATGTATCCGTCCTTCATTCGAACAGTACATCCTTGAAACAAGTCATCAGTATCACCCGCATCGATGTAGTATTTGCCTTGACCTTGAGTAGATGGTGTTGAACCAACAGTACCCGCAGAAATCAAACCAAATCCGGCTGTGTTTCTATTTGCCATAGTTATTACTCCTTGTGAACCTGCCGTCGTGAAACGGCCTCCAGTTCGGTTAATTTATTCCGATAGTTTGAGAAATATTATTTCTTGGTACCACCGAAAGTGTGCTTCGAATGTCTATCAATTTTGATAGGCATTCTTTTATCCTGATCCCTAAGTAAGTCGTTTTCGATAGCTTCGTCTTGACCTTCAGAAAGTGCTTTCTGATAATCAATTCGCTGCTGCGCGAGTTCTTCGGGTATCCTTGCCAGGAGAAGGCCTCCTACTCCTATGATTCCAGCGTATTTACCGTCTGTCACAACTGGATAATCTGAATCTTTATATTCGTCAGCTCTCACTAACTCATATCCAGATCTCAATCTACCATGAATATTCTTGGTGTCATTGAAACCTAGTGATTCAGCTCTGATCCATCTGTGCCTAAAGCCGTTTGGCGCTGGCGGTGCATCAAGAGATGAAGGGGGCTTGTACTCTTTAGGACGTTCAGTTTTTGTCCGAGTCTCAGCCGCACGAGAAGTTTTTTTGTCTTTTGTCATATTATGCTCCTTCCGTGAGTTTTACTTGTTTCGCATACTCTTCTAGTGGCACGCCTAATTTTTTAGCTATTGCTACTTGTGATGACGTGAGTCTCACTTGTTTGCGTCCTGTTTTTGCGCTTCTGTTAGCCGAAGCAACCGACTGAACGGGTTTGGACGTTGCTTGTGTTTCAGTATTACCAAATTTGTGACCAAAGTCAACCCTAATCCTTTTATCAATCTCTTCATAATATTCGTTTGATTTAGGATCATAGCCTTCTTTTTCCACTAGATCTTTGTGAATCTCGAATGCAGTGAATGTCATAGCTCGATTTGTACCGAACCATCTATTCTTTGCAGCCCAATCTTCAGCCATAGGATCTGCCTGAGGCATCTGTTGTGGTGTCTCAGTTGGTAATTTACCACCGTCTGACAGTTTAACAGGCTCATCCTGTTCAACTGGCGTTTGTTTTCTTTGCTTGATTTTAGCATTCTCGAAAGCTAATTCAGCAATTCTTTTGTTAGCTTCGACTTGAGCTTTTGCATCACCAGCTTCAATTGCAAGCGCTAATTCTTTTTGCGCTGAATCCATTCCAGTTTTTACATTTTCTTCAAATCTAGCTGTATAATCAGAATCAATTTTTTGAAATCTTTCCTGATCAAGTTTTCTTTTTTTCTCTAATGCAGAGGCATACTCAACAGCTGCTGCTTCTCTACGTTCTGCTTCTCTCATCTTACGAGTCAATTTAGCAATACGTGATTGAACACCTTTACTGTAATCCTCTAACTTAGAGTCTTCTTGTTTTTGTTCCTTTTTTATTTCTTTTACTGTTTCTTCTTTTTCTGTTTCTTCTTTTACTTCCGTTACTGTTTCTTCTTTCTCAGGAGCAGTATCAATTACTGCTTCATCTTTTGTTTCTTCTACAGCTACATCAACATCTGGGCCTGATGTATCTATATCGACCGATATTTCACTCGGTTTCTTTTTTTCTTCCTCTGGCATAGTTTCCTTCCTATGTTAAAATTTGTGCAATATATCCGTTGGATCTTGCACAGTTGCTAGTACTTCGTCGTCGTTTAAAAGACGAACTTCCCCACCTTCAATTTCTATTCTAGATCCTGCATAACGTGCGAAGATTATCCAATCTCCGACCTTGCACCATGGACCTTTTGTAAATCTATCTTTATCGGAATAACAATCAGGACCCATAGCAAGAACGTTGCCGCATTGCGATCCCACTTGTTGTCTCTCAATTGTTTCGTGTCCTAATAAAACTCCCCCTTTAGTTTTCTCATTCAATTTAAATGGTAAAACTAAAAGTCTCCAACCAGTTGGTACTGGAAGTTTAGCTTTTTCTTTTGTAACTTCTTTTTGTTCTTTTGATTTTTTTAATCCTACTAACTCTTTATTTGGTGTTAGGATTTTTGGTGTTGATGTTGATAACTGTTCCCTTTGCGTCATTTAGCTCCTTATCGTTTAGCAGGTTAGAGATTTCCTGTCGCACTGATTCCAGCGCGTTTATTTGTCCTATTATATACTTGTATGTCTCCATATTGTCAACCCCTCCGGACGTAACCGAGATTGATAACTGATCTACTCTTCTAGTGATTGCTCTTCTAAGACTATTTAAGACCTGTTCTGGTTCCATATATTATCTAATGGCAGCATTGCATAGGTCACAATTAACTCTATATCTTGTGTGCCCTGAACAATGGCCGACGCTTTCTACTTTCACTTCTGTAGGTGCTCCTACAATAACTTCTTCTTCTGCAGCAGTTTCTACAACTACTGATTCATCATCGCATTGACATGCTTTGATGTTAAATAATTTACAAATAAACTGTTTAATTTTTTTAAACATTACTTAATTTGACAGCCAACTTTTTTGCCTTTAAGAACTGCACCACCTGATTTATAACCTTTGTTTAATTCTCCAATAACTCTTCTTTTCTCAGCTCTATCTGCTGCATCCGGGTGTCTTCTTGCATCGATACGACCCATTTCTTCTAGTAAGTTAGCTCTTCCACCTATGTTATATCCTTTACCTAATTGAAATTTTTCCATTGCTTTTTTTCTTTTTTTTTCTGTTGGCATTTCTCCACCTTTTTCTAATCCTCTGGGATCTTCTACTTGTATTCTTCTTTTAAGAAATTTTTTTCTTGATATTGCCATTATGATTTCCTTTTCTTAGCCATTTTTTTAAATGTCTTTGCTAACGCTTTTGCTCTTCCAGTGCAACCTTTTTTTGTAATAGGTGTACACTTACCTTTAGTTTTACGTTTTTTAATTGATTTATTTACGTCTTGTATCCAACCACCTTTAGCCATGGCAACTCTATCGCCACCATTTGTATAGCCCCATTTGTTGTGACCAGCTGGTGGATTGAATCCCGGTACGTGCATTAAATCAAAAGCTGTTTTGCTCACTTATCATATCCTTGTTTAGGTGGATTAGCAGGATCAGCTGGAGCAGAATAATCTCCAATTGAATAAGATCTTTTAGTATCTTTCATATGTTTAATTTTTTTCTTAGCTGCTTCACCTTTTTGAACAGCATCTTTATGTATGTTAAGTTCTTTAATATTTTTCATGTACATATGATCATGACCTGCTTTTTTACTCTCTTTCAAACTTTTTGTAGTTTTTTTAGGTTTAAAGTCAGGATCTCTTTGACCATATTTAATACGTTCTTCACGCGTAGATTTACCGCTTGCAATTTTTTTCTGCTTATATTTTTTAACAGCTTTACCAAAGCCTGCTTTGGCTATTCCAAATATACTACCCATAACTTCTCCTTATGCTTTTTTTCTACGACCTTTGTCCATAGTCTTAACAGCAGCATATTTTCTTCTTCCCATAGCTTTTTCCATGCCTTCAGATTCTTTTCTTCTAGCTTTGTAGCTTTGAGATTTTTT